GGGGAAAGCCGTTTACAAATCCATGCCAGTTGCAGAAAGCTAATCGAATCAATGGAACTTCAGTCATACACAGAAAAGGGAGAACCAGATAAGGAGTCAGGCTATGACCACATGGCTGATGCTCTAGGTTATCTTGTATGGCGTGAGTTCAATCCATTATTTGCTAGGTCGGGCAAAGCTACAGGTATTAGAATATATTAAGAACATGATAGTATTGAGGCAAAACTGTGTATAGCTCACTAAATATCTACAATCAGCCCATAACACAAGCTGCTACCACAGTTGCCAGCCCTAATGCAGCCTATCAACGCATGGCTCAGTTCTGGGATTTGATAACAGATTTGAAGGAAGGAACATATAAGATCAGGAGTGAGCATAGAAAGTATTTGCCACAGGAAGCAAGAGAAACAGATGATAGCTATGACGTAAGGCTTAGTAGATCAACAGTAGTCCCATATTTGCAGCGTATTGAAAAGATGCTGTCAGGTATGCTGGTCAGGAAGCCAGTAAGACTTGATGATGTATCTGACTTAGTAAGAGAACAGTTGTTTGATGTTGATCTTGAGGGTAATGATCTCAATGTTTGGCTATATAACACAGCAAGACTAGCAATAAGCTTTGGTCATGTTGGAGTTCTTGTTGATGCACCGAAGGAAGGGGATAAAACCAGACCATACTGGGTAACATATACACCAAAAGACATTCTAGGATTTAGGTCTGAAATCATAGATGGCACAAGGCAACTCACACAGTTGCGTCTATTAGAACAGGTTGTTGAGCCAGATGGAAAGTATGGTGACAAGATCATTAAACAGATAAGAGTATTAGAAAGGGGTAGATATGAGATTCATAGAAAAGATGACAAAAAGAATGAATATAAATTATTTGATGAAGGTGAAATGAGCCTTAAGGACAAGATTCCCTTTGCTATTGCCTATTCAAACAGAGTTGGTTACTACGAAAGCCGCAGCCCTTTGTATGACATTGCAGAACTAAACCTAAAGCATTATCAGATACAGTCTGACTTGGATAATATCTTGCATATCAGTTCTGTTCCTATGCTTGCTGTCTTTGGCTATCCAAATGCAGATGAAATAACAACAGGCCCTAATGAAGCACTATCACTCCCACCTGAGTCTCGCATGGAATATATCAGCCCATCTGGTGATAGCTATGACAGCCAGTTTACAAGATTGAAAGATATTGCAGAGCAGATTAATACATTGTCACTAGCTGCGGTGCTTGGACAGAAGTTGGTAGGAGAATCAGCAGAGGCCAAAAGGATAGATAGATCACAGAATGACAGCACAATGATGGTCATTGCACAGCAGATGCAAGACTTGATTGATAACTGCCTCAAGTTTCATAGTGAGTATCTCAATGAACCTAATGCTGGTAGTAGTTTTGTGAACAGGGACTTTGTGAGTGCAAGATTAGAACCACAAGAGATAACATCATTGCTCACATTGTTTACTGCTGGAACTATCACTCAGGAAACATTGTTGAATCAACTATCTGCTGGTGAAGTTCTTGGTGATGACTTTGACGTAGAGGAAGAGATCGAAGGTACACAGCAGGGAGGTCTTACAGAAGTAGAGCCACCAGAAGAGCCTGACGAAGAACCAGAAGAGGAGGAGGAAGAGGGAGAAGAATGATAGATGAGTATTCCAGAGGTATTTTTTAGGGAAACTATTGATCTAAATAGATACAGTAATGCTGTCTCTACAGAATTTCAGACAACTTATAATGACATAATTCTTGAAGCCGCAAAAAAGTTAAAACAATTAAACATTAGACAGGCAAAGGCAGATGCTGGAGTTGTCATTGCACCAGAAACAAGAAAGAGACTCAGAGCAATAATTAGACAATCAACAAAAAGCCTTGATACATGGTCAATGCTGACAACAAGAAAGATGATAAAAGAAATAGAAGGCTTGGCAGATGTTCAAGCTGGTTTTATAGAAAACGAACTAAAAAAAGTAGTAAAATCAGGAAATATTCCCATCAACTCAGTAGCAATAAGCCCAAAGTATGCAGAGTCTTTTGTAAAAACAGACCCAACTAAAACAAATATATTTACCAGCAAAGAGTTTACAGAAGATGATTTCAAAAGGTTTGGACAGGGCAAGTTTGAACTAACTGCAAGGCAAGGGGCAATGCAAACACTTCCCAATGGGCAAACAGTCGAGAAAGCTTTTAGAGGAATAGCTGAAAATCAGAAAGACGCACTGACAAGACACATAAGGCAGGGTGTGTTTAGTGGAGAGTCAAGTGCGGAAATAGCAAGACGCATGGCAGGGACTTTGGAGTTTGGACAGAAGGCTTTGTCATCTAGACAAAAAGCTTTGGCTGGTGGTGAACTTACAAAGCTTGCAAATCATCAAATAAGAACGATTGTCAGAACATCTGTAAACCAAGTACAGAATCAGGCATCACAGGCTGTCTATGCAGCTAACAGTAAGGTCGCACCAAAATATCAATATGTCGCAACTCTTGATAGCAAAACAAGTGCAGTTTGCAGGGATTTAGATGGTAAAACTTTTGCATATAACAGAGGCCCTACACCGCCACAGCATTTTAACTGCCGATCTACTACAGTTCCTGTTGTTGACTATGAGGGATTAAGTAAGAGAAAAGGTTTTGAGGATTTGAAGCCGCCACCAGTGGGCAAAGTTGTTACCAGACCAAGTGCAACAGGAAGAGTCCCACAAGACACTACTTATGGTGAGTGGTTATTGAAGCAAGATAAAAAGTTACAGGTTAAGACTTTAGGTAATACAAAAAAAGTAAATTATTTCAAGCGTCTTGCAAAGAAGGAAGGGTCAGGGCAGAAGGCAATAAAGAAACTTGTGCGTGATGATGACAGTGAAAGAAGTCTGAAGGATTTACAGAGAATCTATGGCAAGCCTACAAATATCAAACCGAAGCCCAAGACAAAGGCGGTTGTAGGAACTGCTAAAGCATCTGACTTTGTTAAATCAAAACCGATTGAAAAACTAAGTAATGCAGATCAAATAAAAAATATCAAAGCATATAAGAAACATCTTAGAGATCAAGCTAAAGCACAGGGCAAGAAGATTTCACCTTTTGATCTTGGGCCTTATGACGATCAAATTGAAAGACTGGAGCAAGGTCTTACACCTTTCGATATGAGAGATTCGGAAAGACAATTCACAAGAGGTGCAAGTCTTGATTATCTATATTGGAGACAAAAAACTTTTAATAATAAACCTTTAAGAGTTAAAAATATTGATGAATTAAAGAAAAGAACAGATGTTGTTAAGGCTGCTGATGGAGAAAACTTGATAATTTATAGAGGAGTAAATGATAAAAAGTTTGCAGATCAATTTAAGGGAATCGGTGAAAAAGGTGCTGAACATTTTGCTGGTAATGGTATTTATGGAAATGGAAGTTATGCTGCTGCAAGGAATATTCATGGCCCAAAATCTATAGTTAACAAAGCTAATAATGATGCTTTGGCTATTGCAAAACAATATGCTGGCGAAAATCCAGAATTTAAAGCTTTTTTAAATAAGACACAAACTAACGAAAGGGTGACAGCTTTTGCATTAAGAAAAGATGCAAATGTCAAAACATGGAAAGCTGGTTCAAGTGTCAAAACTACTAGAAAAAGTCAATTTCATGCTGGCCCAGATGGTGACTGGTACACAGAAAACTTTTTAACTTGGCGAAAAGAAACTATTGCAAAAGCAGAAAAATTAACTGGTTTAAAATATAACTCAGTAGGAGAAGCTTGTACTGCACTTGGAATAGACGCATATCAAGTACCTTTACCTTTGGTTGAAATGGACGAAGTAACAGGAGTTATTACAAGATCAACTATGGATTACTGGGTAATACTCAACAGATCAGCTATAATAGTAAGTGATACTGTAGGCTTATGAACATTGATAAGCCTGATATATCTAGGCGGCTTGGTAAGTTGATGACTACCATGAACGTCCCTATTGCTTATCAGGAAGAATTTTTAAGAGAAGCTTTTAAGGCGAAAGATATGGATTCTTTTGTCAAAGACATTAATGCTGGAAAGTTTTTTAAATAATGCCACTTAAGAAAGGCAAATCACAAAAGACTATCTCTGGCAACATACGTTTGCTGATGAAAGAGGGTAAGACATTAAAACAAGCTCAAGCAATAGCTTTATCAACTGCTAAAAAACGCAAAAG